CGGCCTCGGTGATCTTGCTCTTGATGCTGCCCTTGTCCTTGCCTGCGGTCATCAGCCGGTTGATCTCGGCCTGCACGTCCTTCACCCGGCCATTTTCCACTTCGTCCAGCAGGTCAGCGTACACGCTGGCGTCCTTGTCCCGGCCCTTTTCGGCCAGCAGCAGCTCGTTGGCCTTCTCGTTCACAGCGCCGGTCACTACGTTGACCAGCTCCGTCCGCCGGGCAGAGTCTTTGTTCCTCACGTCCAGTCCGTCCAGCAGCTTCTTGAAGGCCGCTTGCCGCGCCGTCTCCGCCGCTTTCTCCTTGCCCGCGTTCTGGGCCTTGGCCGCCGCCAGCACGTCGGCGTCGTACTGCTTCAGCCGCCTTGCCAGCTCGCTGTCCACCTTGTCCGTCTTGTTCATCTGTTCCAGCTTCTTCATCGCCGCAGCAGCCTCCTCGCTGTCCCCGCTCTGGATGGCGTTGTACAGCCGGTTGTACTGCCCGGTGGCCGAAGAGGGCGTCGAGCTAAAGCTAAATCCTTCGCCTCGGCCGATGGCCTGTGCGTCCTCCCAGTATCCCTCGAAAGCCTGCATCACCTTCCGGATGTTGGCCGCCGGTACGCCGTAGAGTTCAAGGCCGCACTGAATGTCCTTCAGCACCGCCTTGTTCAGCTTCTGGTGGTGCGCTGCAAGCTCTTCCTCGCTCATCTCGCCAGTGTCCGTCCGCAGCAGCTTGACGGTCTTGGTAAAGGCAGCAAACAGGTCGTTCACCGCACTGATGTTGGTGGCGCTCACCACGTCATAGTCCTTGCCGTCCCGGGCGTTGGTCAGGGCGCTATAGATCTCCGAGCCGTACAAAAAGTTTCCGGCTGCACTCTCGGTGTACAGGTCGAAAAACCGCTTGCCCACGCTGGCCGCCGTGATGTCGCCGTTCTCGTCCTGCTCCTTGTCCCACCGGTGGAGCAAAAAGTCCGCGCCGATCTTCATCAGGGCAAATACCGCCGTCTGCACCACCTGGCTTGCCGCCGCCCGGCGCAGGCTCTGCCCGGCCCGCTGTACCTCGGCCTTGTTCTCGGCGCTCTGGTCGGCAGCGTACCGCGCCTTCTGGGCCTTGTAGTCGCCTACTGCGTCGGCCAGGATGCCGTAGTTCTGGAAGCGCTGGGTGGTAAACATGGTCAGCGTCTTCACAAACTCGTTGTCGCTGCGCTGGATGCCCGCCCGCTGCATGGTGGTGTAGTTGGGCTGGGTCTCCTCGATGACCCGCTGGTACATCTTGTTCACGGCTTCCCAGTAGGCTTCGCTGCCCTTCTCCGCGGCACCCTCGCTGAATTCTGCTGTATGGTGCTCCACATACCGCTTCGCGCCCTCCCACAGCGCGGCCACCGTGATCTCGTCCATGCCGGTGATCCAGCCGGTCACAGCAGGCATGGCTTCCGACGCTTTGGCCACAAGGTTTTTGTGCGCGCCGATGGAGCTCATCTCTCCCCGCTTGGTGCCGCGCAGGCGGTATTGCAGCAGGGCGTCGCCGTGCTGGCGTATCTCTGCTTCCAGCGCGGCCCGCTGTTTGCCCGAGAAATTCTTTGCGAAGGGCAGCACCGCCGCCATGGTGTCTGCTCCCAGCACAGCGCCCGCCGTGGGCAGACTGGCCGCCTGCGCGATGGCCACGCCCGGGTTCACGGTCAGGATGGCCCCGGCGTAGTTGCCCCGCATCCGGTCCAGCGCCCGGCTCATGGTGCTGCTGCGGTGCCGCTGCCTGGTCTGCAGGTCGGTCAGCAGGTCATTGATGTAGTTTACCGTCTCCTTTCCCCACTTCTCGCCGATGATCTTGTCCTTCAGCACACCGACGCCCTCCGCCGTCTCCACGGTGCTGTTCAGCACCCGCTGCACGTCCCGGATGGGGGCCGCAAGGCCCGCATAGGCTGCCGTGTCCCGCAGGCTCCGCTTTACCACGTTCTGGCACTCTTCCAGCAAAATGGGCTTGTCGCTCTTCACACGCTCCTTCAAAAAGCCCCTGCCCTCGATGGTGGCATCCATCTTCACGCCCTCGATCTCCGTCGCCAGCGTGCTCCGGTCTACCGCGATGGGGTAGTAGTTCTTCACGGTGGCCCGGTCATAGCCCAGCAGCTTCATGCTGGTCTCGTTGATGAGGTTCGTGGTGTACCGCCCGAAAAAGTCCTCCATGTCCTCGCACCATGCCCGGTCATAGTCCGTCATGGCGTCCTGTACCGTCTGCAAAATGGTGTCGGCCATGGGGACGCCGTCGGCGTTCACCAGCGTCCCCAGCATCACGGTCTGGCTGCGCTGGTAGGCTCTCTCGATGTTGCCCTTGGCGTACTGGACAGCGTCCGGCAGGGTCAGACCGCCGGTCATCAGGTGGTGGCGGCTGTCCTCGTTGCGCAGCAGCATGTACAGGCTGCACAGCTGCGCGTGGTTCAGCGGCACGGCATTGCCCCTGCTGTCCTTCAGGCCGATGTCCACCAGCTCTGCGCCGGGGCCTGCAAATGCCTCCACCTCTTTCAGGTGTTCCTTGCCGGTCACGTTGGCAAACAGGCTTTCGCCTTCCACGAGGATCTCCGTCTGCCGCCGCTGGCCGTCGTTCAGCATCTGCCCCAGCTTCTCCATCTGGCCGTTTTTGGTGTAGCCGCCCAGGCGCCGGAACATTCTCGTGCCGCCCAGCATGTCCAGCTGGTAGCGGTTCATCGCGCCCTTCGCCTTTTCAAATTTCTCTCCGAAGCCGTTGCCTTCCGAGTTCAGCACCTCGTGGGCAGCTTTCATGGCCATGCCGTCCACTTCTTCTGCCCTCGCAAGGCTCAGGGTCTTGTTTTCCGTCCGGATGATGTGCAGCGTGCTTGCCGTGATGGCCTTCAGCATCCGCAGCTGGTCTACCGTCATAGGGAGATAGGTCTTGTTCTCCGTCTCCCGGATGCGCTGGCGCAGCCGGTCCCGCAGCTGTTCGGCCTTGTCGCCGTCCGGCAAGGCAACGCTCTCCTCCAACTGCTGCCGCAGCCGGTCGAGCTTTGCCTGCTTGCTGGCGTTCATCTCGTCCCGCAGCGTCTGGATGAGGTTTTCCACGCCGCTGTTCTCCCAGTCGTCGTGGATGCCGGCGTCCATCTCTCCGCTTCGCCGGATGCTGTCCTGCAAAGCGGTCAGCTTGGCCACGGCGTTGTTGTTCAGCACCGTCACGTCTACCAGCTTCGCCACCTCGGCAGCCTGCACGATGAGGCTCTGCTGCACATATTTCCCGGGCTTCGGCCGCAGCAGCATCTGGCGCAGCTGGGCGGCATTGTTCCGGATGCTCCGTTTCAGTTCATCCGCCTTCCGTCCTTCCCGGGCTTTCTGTACCCGCTTTTCGGCCAGCGCCTTCGCCACGGCCACGTCCTCGTCCCGCTGCTGCCGGGCCGTTTCAATGGCGATTGCATTCCGCTGTGCCTGCTTCTGCTTCCACGCATCCGCCTTGCGCTGGTTCTCCTCCTCCCATTCCATGATCTCCCGCTCCTGCACCAGCAGCTGATACTCTGCCCGGTCGGCCCGCTTTTGTTCCCCGGCCACCTGTCGGGAAAGGTCGTTGATCTGGGAGCGCATCTGCTGCCGCTCCAGCTTTATCTCGTCCAGCATCTCCTGCCGGGCCTGCTTCATCCGGCTCTTTTCGGCCTTCCATTCCCGCTCGTAGGCTTCCCGCAGGGCGGTCATCTTCTCGTCGAGGCCCGCCGCCGTGCTCACCTGCGCCCCCAGCGTTTCCAGATTCTCGTTGAGCTGCTGTTCTGCCCGGCTCACGCTCTTGGCCTCGGCGCTCTGGCTGCGGCTGTTCTCCCGCATCCGGTCGGCAAAAGCCTTCCGCTGGGCCTGCTGCACGCTCTTCAGCCCCTTCGTCACCTCAGCTGCTCGCTCCTCGCTGCCGGCGGCCATGGCGGCCACCTCCCGGTTGTGCTTCAGGATGCCCTCGAACACCGCCTCGGCGTCGGTCATCTCCGGGTGGCTCATGATGTCGCCGATCATCCGGCCCGCCAGCTCCACCTTGGCGTCCTCGTATTCGGCAGCGTCCGCGAACCGGCTCATCATCTTGGGCTTGATGGTGTCGTGTACGTTCATCAGCACGTCGAGCCATTCCGTACTCTCCATGCTGGCTGCGCCCGCCACGCCCGCTTCCTGTGCCGCCGAGCGGAAGAGTGCCGCAGCGCTCTCCTTCACGCCGCCCACGGCCTGGGTGTCGTTCACGATGGCCTCGTACTGTTCCACCGGGTTGCCGTCCCGGTGTCCCTCCGCCTGCCGCAGCTTCACGCCGTGGCGCCGGGCCTCGGCGACCGCCTCTGTCCAGCTTCCGTACCGCTTCACAAGCTCGGCCTTGGCCTTGCCGTTCTTGTCTACCGTGTAGGTCAGGTCATGCAGGTCGGGATACTCATTCCAGAGTTCCGTGTTCCGGTAGGTTGCCTCATCCAGCACCTCGCCTGCCAGCGTCTCGGCCAGTCCCTGCGCCTTGGCCATGTCCGCTCCCTCCGAGCGCAGATATTCCACCAGCGCCCGCGTCTCCTTCGCCAGCTTCGCCCGGTCGGCCCGGCTGCCGTTGATCTTGGTCCACCGGATGGCGAGGCTTTCGAGGGCGGCGTCCGAGAGTCGGGTGTTCTTCGTCAGGCCGAAGAACTGGTTCAGGGTATCAAAGGCCGCAGCCTTCTCCGCCAGTACCCGGCTTGCCTGCCGCTGCTGGTTGTCCTTTGCCTCCCGGTCGGCCTGTTCGGCCTTCTGGAAACGTACATTCGGCAGCTTATTCAAAATCTCGGTGCGCTTGGCATCGTCTCCGGCTTTGTACTGATATACCGGCACACCCTGCTCCTTCAGACTGTTCACCAGCGTCTCGCTGGCGTTGTCCGGCAGGACAGCTGCCTTTACCTCATCAAAGCCCACCGCACGTTGAGGTTTAGCCTCAAAATACCCGGTAGGGATAGCGGCCACATCTTTGTACAGCTGCCGTATCATCTGGGCTGTGTCCTTACCAATGATGTAGCTTTCTTTTGCAAAGACCTTGCCGATCGCTGCGGCTGTCTGGCTTCCCTGTGCAGCTCGCAGCAGAATGTCACCCAGTATTTCCCGCTCTTCAAAGCTGTTGTCCGTGTGGGCTTCTGTCTCGCTGCGCAGCTTGTCAACAACCTTTTCAATCTGGCCGTCTGCCTTTTCCAACAGCGCCTTATATTCTTCTTCCGGCATCTGTTGTAAACGGTTCTTGTCTGCCCGTACCTCATCAAGGCTTTTATACTCTGCGGTCGTAGTTGACATCAGCGTTGCAGCTGACACACCCCACACATCCTGCCCTCGGGCATTCTGTGCATTCATAGCCGCCACAAGGTTTTCCAGCGTATAGGGATTATGCAGTTCCGTAAAACTTCGTCTCTTTCCGCCGGGTGTGAAACGGTCTTTGCTGTTTCGGATGCCTTTCTGTCCCAGCACACTTCCAAGCTGTTCCTTTACCCAGTTTTTCACCGCTGCTTCGGGAGCCGCCTGCCGGATGGCTTCTCTAGTAGCTTCCACATCCAGCTCTGCTTTTCCATTGCTGGTATGGAAGATATTCGTAAACGCCGTGAGCTATTAGAAAAAGAAAACGAATCATCATCTGAGTCTGATAGTCATTGGACCGCAGAAAAAGTACGTCAAATGCTTGAATCTCCGCCTTCTCAAAAGTAGTATACATTCCTGCAACATTTTGAATCGAGGTGAATCTTATGTCCACCCGCCCCCATCCCGAATCTGCCCGCATCATCCGCGAGGCACGGCAGGCCGCCGGGCTGACGCAGCTGGAGCTTGCGGAGA